GATGGTTACTAAGAAAGAAGGAGAAGGAATGTACGATATAAGAATGTTAACACAAGATGAATGTTTAGACAGATGGGTCCACATTAAGCCCTACTTAGAGAAAGCTTTGGCCTACTCTAGGGGTGAGTGGACTTCTAATGAAATACTAAAAGAGATAATGGTACAACCACTATTATTTCACCTGTGGGAAATATCTAATGATGGTAAGGTAGTTGCTTTGGCAAGTACCAGATCTATCAATTATGGCTCTTTCTCATCACTTCATATTATCACATTAGCTAATGTAGATACTGATGAAGATATAAGATGGGAAGACTATCAAGAGGAGGCTTTAGAGCCCGTTATTAAGATGGCTAGAGAGGCTGGTCTTGATAGAATTGAGTTTACAGGAAGAAGAGGTTGGTTGAGGAAACTTAAAAGTATTGGCTGGAAGGAACAATATATCACAATGGATATGGAATTAAAAGGAGAATCAGATGCGTAAGATTACGACTGGAGCCACTTGGCAAATGACAGACGAAGGTATGTACTTAGAGAAGGAAAACTTCTACTTTATACCTGAAGATGTAGAGATTGCAGAATGCAAAGGAAAGAAGACAACGACCTCAACCTCAAGTTATCCTAAGGAGTTCCTTCCTTACATAACTCAGGTTATGGAGAATGCTCAAAATGCCTACAATGCAGGTGACCTGAGTAAGGTTGCAGACTTATCAGCAGACCAACTAGAGGCCCTACAGAGGGGTCGTGGTGCTGCGGATAGACAAGACCAGATGGCTGTAGAGTCTAGAGGTGCGTTAGATCGTATTAAGTCTGATATGGGAGCTAGAGATACCTCTGCTGCCCGTAATATGGCTATGATGGGTGCCCAACAGGGTATGAATAAACTATTAGGATCAGCAGGTGCCTCAGGTAACCTAGGTGGTTCTAGACAAGCATTGAGCCGTATGGGTATGGAGAATGACTTAGGAAGAGCTTTCTATGACATTGAGAATCAAGAGCTTAATAGACAAGCACAGGCTGCAGCAGGTTACCAACAGGCTACAGGTGCTCAACAGGGTATTGAAACTATGGGTGCCCAGACATTAGGACAAGTAGGTCAGGTTATTCAATCTCAAGATCAGGCTCAATTAGACTCTGTACTTAAGGGTTTACAGAATGTATCAGGTATGTACCAAGGTATTATTCCAAGAGAGAACAACACTGTACAGACTGGCGGTAAATAGTCATGGCTGTTAATGGTTTTCTAAGTAATGAATGGGCTCCTAAAAACTGGGACCATGACAATATGCCCACAGCACCCCACACCAACTACGACAGATTAATGCGTCCAGCTTGGAGTACCGATCCAGGATCCGAGTATCAACAGTTTAAAAATAGTGGTCAAACATCCTTTATAGGTGATAACGACATGCCTGACTTCGACCTAGGTAACTTCTTAGGTGAATTCTGGGGTGGTAAGACTACGTTTGGTAGTAATGCCCCTGAGCATAACACATTAGGTAGTACTCTCCCTGAGCATAATACCATTAACTACATGGGTGGGGACAAGAGCCCATTTAGTATCTCTGGTATCAATAAGAACAACACTAAGGCTAATACTGCCCCTGGTAACAGTACAGGTGTGCTCAGTAATGGTCAAAACAACTCATACTATGGCCAAGATGTGAACCAAGACAACTCTTATTTCTCAGGAGATAATGGTGGTTCCGACTCAGGTAGTTATGGTGGTTCTGATTCAGGTAGTTATAGTGACTCTGGTGATAGTAGTTTTGGTACTGCTGAGGGGTTAGGTGGTTTTTCTAACTCAGAAGAGGATGACTCTGCTGTGAGTGACTTTTAGTAATTTTGGAGAATAATAATGCCTGAACAAGAAAATAGAAAACTGTTCTATACAGAAGCTGAGAGACTAGCAGAAGAGAAGAGACAAATGGAGGCCCTACTTGCCCAAGGTTCCCAATTTAGTACCGAAAAGGGTACACAAATAAATGAGGGTATGAAGGGTCCTGGTGCAATACTACCACCTGGTGAGGGGGAGAAGGTCTTACTAGAGACTGGTATGGGTGTACTTGGTAACTTATTTAACAGTGCTGGAAGTAAACTACAGGGTGTCTTAGGTGAGAGGAATGAAGAGTTTCAAAAGTATAATGAGAAGATGGATGCTTATAATCAAATCGATAATAAAATCTTAGGCAGTAACAACCCTGACAAACTGAAACACCCTGGTAATAGGCCTTTAGAGGGTCCTTTAGACAAACATGGACACTATGAGTCCTTTGAGTTCGGTTGGCCTGATGACACACCTGATTGGATTAAAAGTGTTGGTGGTAAGGTGGGTGAGGCATTTATGAAGAACGGTGAGTTAGCTGCAAGAGCTGTTTACAATGAACTATACAATAAATAGGAGGGTATTATGAATTTTATGAACGATCCTATGTTTAAGCAAAAGCTTAAAGAGTTGTCTGAAAAGACTGTAGGTACTGGTAATATAGGTGGTGAGAAGGGCCCTTTTGGGGATACAAAAATAACACCACCACCATCACCTACTGCACCACCTCCAACTACAGATATGTTGGATCAACAAGATGAAGTACTCGCTAACGGTATAAAAGATGTCGGTTCCCTATCTAAAGCAGTCAACATGGGTCCAACAGAGGCACCTGCTGCCTTATCTAATAAACTAGAAAGTAAGGTGTTTACAGAGGGTGGTCCTACAAGTGTTACACAGAATACGGGTGGAATAACAGTAGACCCGACTGTAGCTAAAGCTACTGCGGCAGACCCAGCTAAGGACTCTAGAATGATGGCCGATGCTCAGGGTAATACCAGAGAGGTCTTGAAAGATATTGACTATATGGCTATCTTTAAAATGCTTGCTGGTGCAGGTGCATAAACAACAAATTAGGAGAAATATATGGGATATTGTGTAAACCCAAATACTGGTGAGAGACTCAGTGATACTGTCGAGAATTACGGTGGTATCTATGAGAGTCAAGGTACCTGTGAAGGTAATGGCTACCAATGGGTAGAAGAAAGCTTGGTAGACGATACAGCACAGACTGTCGAAGCACCAATTACGAGAGACGGTTTTGATATTATCCCTAGTGATGTTATCTCCTTAGACAGTATTGTAGAAGCTGAAAAAGAAGCCGTTATAGATGGATTAATAGCAGAACAAGAAGCAGAGGACTCTAAGACTGTCATGAATAAAGGTGGTCTAGAAGACATGTTTAAGACTGTCACAGATAACGATAATGATCTGGAGAAGATCTCTGGTGAGACCCTTGACGGTGGTAAGTTTGAGTTCAAGAACAACAGACCCAATAAAGATGCTAAGAATAACCAAATTACAGCATCCACACCATTTGTTGCAGGAACTACTACAGAAGGCAAGAAAGAGGCTGCAACAGGTACTCCTGAGGCTGTCACAGACTTCCTAAGTGGTGGTGATGTACAACAAGGTGAAGTACAACAAGGTGAAGTACAACAAGGTGAAGTACAACAAGCCCCTATTACAGAGCAAGATATAGCCGCATTACTACCTACGTTAGAGCCTACAATAGACCCTACATTAGACCCTCTACAGGCCCAAATTGGACAACCTGTGGACGATAGTAAGTTTGTTGAGACAATGGATCGACAGCTTAATGATCAAGGATTAAATGAGCAAATGATGGTCCCTACAGGTGGTCCAGAAGAGACTCCTTTAGATCTTACACAGGCCTTTGCTCCAGAAGAAGTATTAGAGTCTCCTGAGGATGTTATTGCATCACAGGTTGCTCCTGAAATGGTTGACTTAGGTCAAGAAGAAGTCATTACAGAGCATGCCCCTGAAACAGTGGATTTATCAGAGGAGAAGGTACTAGAGATCGTAGAGAGTCCTGAATTAGCTACGGCTAACTTAGAGCAAGCATTGGTTAACACAGGTGAAATTGACAACCCTGTTACTATTGAAGCTGTTAATGACTTTGTTGCTAAAGTAGATGAAGTTGCACAGGCATTAGCTGACGGCAGTATTGAACTACTAAGTGATGCGTCTAACGCTGCTAAGATAACTGCAGGGGCAGGTGTTGTTACCCTAGCTGAAGCAGGTGATTGGGTTGTCGATGAAGCAGGTAATGCTATCGATGAAGCAGGAGCTATTATTGCTGAAGCAGGTGATTGGGTTGAGAATGCAGCTGGTGAATTAGAGAGTGCTGTTAGTGAGGGTATAGACAGTGCAAGTGAGACAGCAGGTGAGTTAATTGCATCCGCAGGTGAATGGATGGAAACTGACGGTGGTGAACTTGTTGACCAGGCAGGTAATGTACTTGCCGAAGCAGGTGAGTGGCTACTAGACACTGCAGGTAATGCTGTAATGGCTGTTGTAGGTGCCCCTGTTGTAGCTGCTGGAGCTGTTATTGACGGTGTTACTGATTTATTCTCAAGTGAAGAGGGTGCTGAGAAAGACCTTAAGAAGATGGCCGATGGTGGTGAAGACAAGGATGCTACATCTTGGATTTCTGATCTAATGGCAGGTTTTACAGAGTTAACAGGTATTACAAGTCAAGAGATTATGAGAGCTTTAGTGCTGTATGCAGGTTCTCGCCTATTCGGTTACAGTCCTCATGATTCTGCTGAGTTTGCCTTTAAGGGTTTCGCTGAGGGTGTTCAAGATGGTTGGACCGCACAGATGAAAGATCATCAATATTATAAGAAAGAGCAGTCTAAGATTCTTGCTAAGTATAAGGGTGATAAAGAGAACCCAGGCTATGTAGAAGATATGGCTTCACTAGATAGAACTGTTGGAAACGATTCTCTTACTTTAGCTGAGAAATTACTACTCAAACAAGGCCAATCCAAAATCGATGTGGGTGAACATGAAGATAAGACAGTTATCGATACGGGTGCACATGAAGATAGGACTACTATAGATACTAGGGCTAAGGGTGATGAAACTTCTGAGAAGAAAGTGATCGAGTACCAAGAGGTACTTAGAGGAGAGACAGATAGAGCTAGAAAAACTCAGGCAAACTCTTCACAGTTCAGAAGAGTATTAGAAGAGTCTGAAATAGGGACTGGTAAGTTCTTAGGCAACTTAAGACAATCTGCTAGAACTCTTGCATCTGAGCTTTTGGGGATAGAGACAGAGGAAGCAGCATCTGGTGAGCTTATTATGCAGAAAACCTTAGAGTCTATGCTACTTTATATCTCTGACACTAAGGGTGCTATCTCTAATGCAGAAATGGATCAGTTCAGGAAAGCATCTGCAGGACTGCATATGACCCCTGCTGGTATTAGACTTATCCTTGAGACAGCGGATAGATTTGCTGATAACGATATTAGAAGAAACAAAGCTATCAACGATTGGATTGCTAAGGTGAAAAGAGAAAAGAGAACCCCTTCTATGGAAGGATTGGAGTCATTTACACACCAATGGGATCTAGATAACAGAATAGAACTTCCTACTTCTGGTGAGGTCGAGGCAGCTCTTAAGGCTAAACATGTTGAGGTGACTGAGGTGGAGAAAACCTCTATAGATGCTATAAATAATGCTACATCTGCGGATGAGTTAAGGTCTATTGTTAATGGTATGGAGAACCCAACTGATGCTCAGAAACGGGCTGCAATGGATGCGTTGTCTAAGTTTAAATAGGAGGTTATATGCCAAAAATTACCAACCGAATGTTGGAACAACGTAGACAACAACGTAGGCAAGACAGGGAAGACTCCTTTAACGAGTTAAAGAGTCTATACTACCTTTCGACTAGAAAGAATTACGAAGGTGATGACACTAAAGGTCTCACCGATTGGTACTCTAGGAAAAGACTAGAGGCTGCTAAAAGTGGGAAGCCAATTATAGACAAGGATAAAAACGACCTCACCCCTTACTTCACTGAAGGGACATTCTCAGACCTATATGACACTAATATGAATGATGTTAAAACAAACATTCACTCTGGTTCAGATGTGTTAGGTGATATCGCAGCAGTGGTAACTGGTCTTAAGACCAAACCACCACTTCAGCCCTTAAAAACAGGTGGTGCCTTCGGTCTAGTAGATATGCCTGTGCAATTATATAAAGAGTCCTTGAAGGCTAACCCAGACTACGAAGGGGCCGCTAAAGAATCTGCATCTGAAACAGGGTTTTATGCGGCAGCTGATGCTTTGTTTAGGTCGGGTGTTAAAATTGGTTCGGGCGTACTAAGCGCTCTTTACCCACCAGCCACAGGTGGTGGTGTTGATTCAGATGGGGTTCCTTTAGATATGGTTAACCCTAATAGGGAGAACACCTACCAACCTGATTTTAGTAAGTTCCAAAAGGAGAAAGACAAATGAGTATTAGGAAAAAAGCAGGGGAGATTGTAAAAGATCTTGGTCGTGATGCTTCTAAGACCAAATCAAAGACACCCCTACAAGATCTTGCAAACGCAGCTAGAGCTAAGGCTAGGAAAGCTAACGGGGCTGATAATGCAGAAGATATAACAAAACAGACAGACGAGGCTTTGATACTCGATGATGCAGCAGTGTACCCTGAGGGTAAGCCTTCCTTAAACAAGGTAGGTTCTGGTACGGGTAAATTTGTGTCTTGGCCTTTCAAATTCACAAAGGATTTATATAAAGGTACTAAACAATCTGTCGCAACACAACTAGGTGGTGAGCCTGCTATCAGAGGTGGTGTTAAGAATTTAGCAGAGGATGTGATTCAACCTACTACTTCTTTCCATAAAGCTGTCGATAACTTCCAAACGAACCTACATGACTCTATTAAACAAATGGAGAATGGTTTTAAAGAAGGTTTCAAGAAGTACAACATGCAGTCTAAGTCTCAACCAAACAGGATTGCCAACAAACTAGAAGAGCTTACTACTAAGTTTCACAGTCAAAAAGGTATCCCTATTGTTAAGGATCTGGAGGATATTGTAAAAGCAATACAGAATGGCGAGATCTCCCCATCTAAGGGTTTAAGAAAGTACAGGGCACTCACTGGTAGGCTGTTAACAGACTCAAGAAGGAACATGGGACCTAAGGAGCTTAGGAATGCAGAGATGTCTCTCAAAAACCTACAAAACGATTCTAGAGAGGTCTTTAGATCTCAAGCAGATATTGTAGGTAAAGACCTGGGTAACCCTAATTTCGCTAAAGAAGTGAAAGCACTCGATGATAGATACTCCAGACACTTTGATTTTAAAAAGAATAAGGCTATATTCCGAGCAGGTGAAGAGGGTAAAAACTCAGAAGCACATAACTTAATATCAAGAATACAGACCAACCCCAAGAAGGCAGTACATTCTATTGATGAATTTCATCGTGATATGAAGACACTAGAGAGTCTTTCTGGGAGTAAAGGTTTTGCCACTCAACAGATGGGTAACCTAAAAGATGCTATGGGTTCACACTTGTTTCATGGTGAATCTAGTACGTTCAAGAACTACATAACACACCCAAGTGGAAGGGCTGCACTTAAAAAGCTGTGGCCAGAACACAAAAAGTCTTTCGATGACTGGGGTAGAATCTTTAAGGAGACAGAGACTTTATCGGGCAATTTGAGTGGTTGGATGTCTAAGGTATTCGGTATGGCCCTTGGTGGTACTGTCGGTGCTCAGGGTGGAAGTGCTGTAGGTACTCTTATCTCAGGACTTGGTGGTGCCTTAGGTGCTAGTAAGTTATTCAACTCTAAGGGTTTCCAAACTTGGGCTGTAAAACAGTTCTCTAAGAACCCACCTAAACCTAGTGTGGCCTTAAGTGCCCTAACTAAGATCATGAAAGGTGACCAAGCTTCTGCTAGGAGAGTCTTAGATACTACTTTAGGTTACACAACAACAGGTGCTGCCACGGTTACAGGTGCTGCTTTCTATGGAAAACATGTATCTGAAAAGGAGAAGGCTGAGTTAGATAAATCGTTCCGTGAGAACTTCAGGACTAAAAGTCAGAAGAAACTAGATGATGATTTCAATTCCAATTTTGGCAGATAAACCATAAAAAAACCCCAGATAAGTCCAATTTAGGACCCGTCTGGGGTTTATTTTTGTTTAACTATCGCTTGCTCTAAATGCTGATATTCTAAGACTCTTAATAAGACCTAAAATAGTCACTTCTAACTCTTCTACCATATTACCTTCAAACTCAGTACTATCTTCTGCTGTGTTGAATTTAACTTCATTGTAAATAGTAACTGCTGTATCTAATGAGTCCGCAATAGACTTCACTAGACATCCTTTATCATCTGACATTATTTCTCCATTATAATTTTACTCTCATCCTCTTCTTTAGCAATATCACCTTCCTTGATCTGCATTAAGAAACCTAATAACTGATCTATCTCTGTCTCAGTTACCTCTAAATTCTCTACAGAATGTATAACCGTGTTATCCCAAGGTACTCCTGTGTTAACCACCTGTACTGTTACCTTCATATTAAGAGGCATCTTTTTTCCCCTTATAGATAATAACCAAGCAACCTGGTAGGTTATAAATCTCCTTCACTTCTTCATACATAAAACCTCTCCTATATTGTCCTTAGTAAACCACCTAAAGTCGTTCTTATCAGCCCACTCCCTGTGGGTCCTCTTGGTACCGTCCTTCCTCACCTTTGCATTAGGCATTGGTGTCTCAGGGTTATAAAATAGAAAGATCAGCTCTACTCCTTCGGGTAAAGCCTTTCTAACCCACACATACTTAGAGGCTTCGGACGAATCCATAAACCTGCCCTTGGCCTCTATCAGTATATCACCTGTTTTAAAATCAGGTTGGTATGTATGTTCTGTCGTATAAGGGATACGATCTGGGTGATAATCACAACTCTTAAGTACTGTATCCCTTAGCTCACCTTCCCACTTAGAGTCTGCCTTTCTGGCACCTTTCCTCCACCTTCTATTTCTCATGTTTCTCCATTGCCCTCATAAGATCCAACACTAGGGACTGTATGTCCTCGATAGCATAAACATCTATAGCGTCACTGACATCTACTTTCATACTCTCTAACTTACCATCGATAGCTAACAGCTTAACAAAGCAATCTTTCTCTGTGTGGTATAACATTAAAAACCCTCCCTATGTACTATATATTTAGAAGTTATATAGGCCTTAACAAGCCCACTTCTGACAATATCCTGTACTTCAAAGTTATTCTCATCAAACCAATTATCCATACTCTCTAGAACCTCCACAAACTTGTAAACGTCCAGATCCTTAGATTTGGTTAAGTCAGTTTGAAAGAAGTCACCACAGAAGAGTATCTTGGAACCCTTACCCAACCTAGTAACAATACTATCGGCCTCATGGGCTGTAAAGTTCTGAAACTCATCTGCAATAACCACTGTGTGGTCTAGTGTAACACCTCTTACATACGATGTAGTTAAGAAGGTAATCAAACCATGTTTCTTAAGTATCTCATATGCATCACCTCTACCGAACAGGTCAGTACAAACCTGCTTATATGGTAACTCGTAAACCTCACCTTTCTCATCTAAACCCCCTGGTAGGAAACCTAGGTCTCTAGTAGGTACAGCAGACCTTACAATAACAATCCTGTTTAAATCTTTGTTAGTAGTTAGTTCTTCTAAGGCCTTAAAGATAGCTAAGAATGTCTTACCTGTCCCAGGATAACCTATAAGCAGTTGACTCTTGCCACTATCGTAGTTGCTAAAAAACCTACCCTGTGCCTTAGTCATAGGCTCTATTTCCTTCAACTTAAGATTTAACTTAGCAACTAAATCTGAACCTCTCTTTTTTCTACTCATCAATGTTCCTTGGTGCTTAAATTAGTAACATTAGTTATAGACCACTCGTCTATATCCCACTCTCTTTTAACTATGTCATAAAGTGTTAAGTAACATAATGCTAAAAGTTCATCCTCTTCGTTAGGAGTACCGTCTGTAAGTGTAACAGCCCAATACTTAGCTACGTCAGTCAGGTCTATATTTGTTATGACTCTATCGTCTTCTTCCATAAATCCCTTATCTTATTGAACCACTATGTCCGCCTCCCCCAGGTTTTATATAAGTGGTATTGAATATTTTGCTTGTAGTTCCTTCACACTTATTACAAACACCCTCTCTATTCCTATCGTCCATTCTTCTTATTTCATCTTGTACATGATCACATTTATTACACCTATATGTATACGTCATTATCTTTAAGCCTCTCATGTCTCTCGTTCATAGCATTCAACCTTTCGTGGTATCTCCTAAGATTGGCTTCCTTCTCTTCTTCAGTAGGGTTGTCCATTATGTAGTCAGCATGTGGTGGGTAGTGAAGACCATCATTACCATTCTGACCTACTACATCCATCCTTTCCTCATCCCACTCATCATCCTGTGTTCCGAACCTAGAGCCCTTTCTGGGGCGTATCACATCAAGGCCCTCTCTGAGGGCGTGATTAACACCTATCTCAGCAAACATAGCAACCTCTGAGTCATTCAGTTCTATAAACAAACCACTTTCATCTTCTTTTACTTCCATAATTCAATTCCAATAACCAAACAGGAAATCATCCCCACTGTCCACCCTATCTTTCCCTTGTTTCCTGATTGTCCTACAAAGGTCTTCATACCTACGACCTAGTATTTCATTCTCATTCTCTAAGTCCTTCAACTTATCCTGTAGTTCCCCATAAGTAGGGATTTTAGGTATATCACTCAATTGACCATCTCCATAATAAGTAATACCCCCAGTACATTAAGACAAGTGAGGGTATTTGTATAGAATAAAAGATAACCCAATACATAAATTGTTTCAGGTTATATCTGTTGTTGGGACTTAACCAGCCCACTTACGTCTTACAGTTCTATCACTGTCCTTACCCATACCCTCCATAGATTTCTCTAAGTTATTCCTTGGATTAACGTAGGTACTCTGAGTAAATCCTCTGGTCTCCATAGGTTCGTTGTTTCTGTTGTGTACTCTGTTACCGTAGTCGTTAGAGCTAAGGTCTTGGTTCATTGGTTTCTCAAACACTTGGTGCCTCCCCCCAGATCATTGCTACAACAATTACAATAACAAATGCAGTAAGTTTAACGATATTCTTATTGTCTTCATATATCTTCTTTAACTCGTCCATCTTCTTTCTCCTAATTAAACCTAATATAGGTCGTTGTAGTACCATCATCATTTACATGGTACTCATATGTGTTTGGGTTAGTCATAACATCCCACGCACTCCCTAAAGAGCAACCTGAAATCATAACAACAAATGATACGATTAAGGCACTTTTCATAACCTTTACCATCCCCAACTATCTCCTTCTAATCCTGCAGCAGAGTAATCAGTAACCGTCCCTTCAAAGAAGTTCTTGAAACTATCTCCTGCTACAATCCAATCAACCCATTCTAGTGGGTTATTCTTTACTCCCCAATTAGGTTTTAAACCCAACTGAATAAGTCTCCTATCACCTAAGTACCTTATGTAATCTTTGACTTGATCTTTTTCAAGACCTTCGATATTTCCCATTGAATAAGCCAGATCGATAACTTTGTCTTCAAGCTTGACAGCTTCCCTGAACATGTTATATATATCTTTTTTAAACTCATCCGTAACAATTCTACGATGCTCATTTGTAAACTCCCTAAACAATTTAGTCATACCTTCGACATGCTTTGTCTCATCTCGGATAGACCACTCAACAACCTCACACATACCCTTCATCTTACCGAATCTTTGATAATTCAATAACATCACAAAGGCCGAGAACAACGACATCCCCTCATTAACACAAGTTTGTGCCATAGCCTTTCCTAGGCCATGCAACGTACTTGTATCATTATCTTGCATAAACTCAATCTTCTTAACCATCTCTTTATATTCAAGAAATGCAGAATACTCACTATCAGGAAAACCTAATGTGTCATTGAGTAAAGCGTACGCTCTCTGGTGTGTGCCTTCCCTATTAGCAAAAGACAACAACATATTACGTATCTCATTGTTCTTAAACTTAGGGATAAATAAGTCACAATAGTTCTGTGCCACTTGCACGTCTGATTGAGTAAACAACCTTAAGATCTGGGTAATATGATTCTTTTCAACCTTACTGATAGTACCATTCTTCCATTGATCTACATCTTCCTGTAACTTTAACTCCCAAGTACCCCAGTGGATCTTCTCATGATCCTCGGCCATTTCCATAGCCCAAGGGTATTTAAAGGGTTTGTATACCCTTGATTCCTCCATAGTACTCATAGTATTCCCCTATTATCCTTGACAACTCATACACTCATCACTTTCTGCAAAGTCCTGTAGTGCTACTCTTTCTACCTTTTGTCCTACTTGCTCAGCAGTATGCCCTGTTGAAGTCCTTAAGTAGTAAAGACCTTTTAAACGGTCTTTCCAAGCCTTAAGATGTACCTTATTAACTACAGCCTTATCACTACCAGCAGGGAAGAATAAGTTAACACTCTGACCCTGACAGATAAACTCCTGTCTTTGTGCAGCGTGCTCAACAACCCATTCTTGGTCTAACTCAAAGGCTGTCTTAAACACATCCTTCTCATATTCAGTCAAGTAGTCTAACTGTTGAACCGAACCCTCATGATGGATGATATTCTTCCACTCTTTAGTAAGCCAATCTTGGTCCTTACCTAGTCTAAGTCTGTGTTCTTCCATGACCTTCTCTAGATGAGGATTCTTAACTAAATGGGCACCTACTCTAGTCCTATGTGTAAATGCATTAGACTTGAGTGGTTCTATTGAAGGTGATGTTCCTAAGATAATCCCACTGTTGGCATTAGGTGCTACAGCTAGTAAATGTGAGTTACGTCTACCTGTTCCTTCACCTAGAGGGTACTCTCCTCTGGAATCAGCTAAGGCTTCTGTACATGCTACAGCTTGTTCCTTAATCGTCTTAAACATCCTCCTGTTATGACTTGTAGCCATACCACTCTCAAAGGGCACATTCTTCGATTGTAGGTACGAATGGAACCCCATTGCACCCAACCCTAGGCTCCTCTCAGTAGTTGCCGAATTTACAGCCTTCTTGAGTACATCAGGGGCACTTGATATAAACTCTGTAAGAACATTATCTAGCATAGTGATTAAGTCACCTACTAAAGATGTGTCTTTCCACTCATCAAACTTTTCAAGATTGAGAGAAGACAAACAACACACGGCTGTTCTTTTCTCATCTGTCGGTAGATGAATTTCATTGCAGAGATTCGAGCCTTTAATCGAGAGACCATGATCCTTTAGTGCTTTCGGAAGATGTCTGTTAGCTTCATCAATGAAGTTAAGGTACGGTTCACCCGTTCTGAAACGAGTTTCGATAATTCTTTGCCACAAATCCCTAGCCCGTACCATATCACGTACAGAACCATCATGGGGATCAATAAGGCTCCAATCACCATCAGCAACAACGGTATCCATAAAATCATCAGTAATGTTGATAGCATTGTTAAGATTAAAGCACTTCCTGTTAGGATCGCCTCCCGTAGGGACTCTAATGTTAAAGAATTCGATAATGTCTGGATGACTGATGTCCATGTATGCCGCATAGCTCCCCTTTCTAGTTTGTCCTTGTTTATAAGCTGTCATTGCTGAATCAGCTACTTTAATAAATGGTATTGGTGATGGTGCTTTATCACTAACAGCTCTTACATCAGACCAGTGACCGCCGACTCCACCACCTTTAACGGATAACCAAGCAAGCTCGGATTGGTGTCCAATAAGACCATCAAGAGTGTCAGGGATGTAAGAAAGAAAACAACTGATAGGCAATCCCTTAGCTTCCCCTCCTGGCATAGGAGCATTACTAAGTACAGGACTACTAAACATAAACCAACCATTTGATACAGCGTCATATAACCTCTGTGCTAGAGATAAGTCACCTCCACAATAAGCAACAGAGGCTCTAGCGTAGGCCTCCTGTGGACTCTTCTCGTTCCCCCTTAGATAGTAACCTTTAACAAGTTCTCTTGCCTGTTCAGACATAATCTTGTCTCTAGTACGATCTATCGTTATACCTATATAGCCTGTCTTCATTCTAAATCCTCAGGCTCTATTCTTATATCTAACACCTCCACACCCTCATCGTCATAACTAGACTTGTATGTGAGTCTTCCCTCATTGTGCATCTGAATGGCATCTATCAGACCCCTATCATAGGCTTTACCATTAGACCAATGTGTGTACCACGCACCTGCTATGCAGACAGCACCCATCAGCACATAAACTTCATTCATAATCATTTCCCTTATATTTTGATATTCTCTTGAAACCCATCTCTTTAAGAAGGTTAAGTGTTGTTTCCATACTGAGGTACAGTTCCCAATCTTCACCCCTTTCACACCTATCCTTCATATGCGACATACGTTCAAGAGCCTCTTCTATGCAAATAGATTCACTTTCCATCAATGTATCTCATACCAATTTTTACCTATCTTAGAACTACCGTCCATCCTACAGTTAAAACCTAAGTTCTCCCCTGCCTCAGTAGCTGTTTCCTCTAATAACTTAGCCAACCTTTTTGCATCATCAGGATGACATTCAAAGTTCTGCTCATCGTGCATAACAGCAAGAAGATTACATCTTAACCCTTCCTTCTTAATCCTCTTATCAGATACACACATCCATTCCTTAGTAAGTGTAGCTTCATCACCTTGCAACCTATAGTTAAGTATTTTATGGTCAGAATCCACCTGTATCTTCTTACCGTCTTGTAGCTTAATAAACTTCTTACCTGACTCTTTGTATTGATCCTTAAGTTTGTTTATCAATGTACTTAGGGAGGGTAGGTTGTTAAGGAATTTACTCTTAAGTTTCCTACCATCCCTTGATGTACCACCAACAATAGTCCCAATCTTGGCATCACCAGATCCAAATAACATAGCGTAGATGAATGTTTTACTGTTCGACCTACCACTAGATCTCTCTTGACTATCTAAAGGCCAATTTGGGTCAATTAGACCTGCTGAAATACCATTTACAGTATGAATATCCGTACCATTAGCCTCTTCACCTGTAAGTACTGTTTCAGAGTAATCGTCATCCTCCATTGCAGAGGCTAACAACCTCAACTGAGCAGATGATAGATCACATCCTACTAAGACATCCCCTCTAGGCGCTATAAACAATTCTCTCATTTCCTTACCAAAGACTGATTTAGCCCCTGGTACATTAACAAGCTTCCTATGTGACATACGACCTGTAGCAGTACCTAACGTAAATGGCACACACTCCACTCTAGAGTCATCTCTCATAACACCTAACCAACCTTTCTTATCGTTCTTCATATTAAGAATGGTATTTCTTCTGTGTCGGTAGATAGCGTGTAAGGCCAGATCTTTACCAATATCACCTTCAATAGATTCAAAAGAATCCTCAGTAAGTTTAGCTGAAGTTCTTACCTTCTCACCGTCCTCATTGATCTTCATATTCCACTGAGTGGGCTTCCACCCTTGAGTAAACAAGAACTTCTTTATCTCAGAAGTTTGAGTCATGGTGACAGGTATAAACTCAACCCTGCAGTATGGACCACCTATTAGGTGCACATCGTCAGGTGATATATTGAACCACTTAGCTGTATTACTATGTATCTTTCCTGACATAGTAAATAACTTAGTCTTAGGCTCTCTTAGTTTCTTATTCTCTAAACCGAAGTCATACGAAACACCCTCAGTTCCTAACAACTCATTACACTCTTCATTAGTAATCCAAGTATCCCTACATTTGACTACATTAGGCAGCAGGGGTTCTACTAGATTAGCTATCCTCTCTAGCTCTCTATCTAAGAAGTTAATATGTCTCTCAGCTAACCTTCTATTAAACAACCAACCATTCTTAACCTGTTGGGCACTGATAGAGGCAACCTCCATCTCCCTAAGCATGGTACTTTTAGGTATCTGGACATTCTTTTGTTCTTTAATAAGATGTCTATAGACTAGTACGTTAATACGTACATCCTCTATACACCTGTGGAGCATGTTTGGTTCCCACTTAGTCCATTGCTCTTGTTTAGGCTTAGGTACGTCAAAGTATTCACCCCAATTCTTAAGACCGTGCCTACCTTGTGAGAACTTAAGTCTTCTATTGAAGTCCAACATTTGACTAAGTAGGAAGGTGTCAATAATCTTGCCTTCTAACTTTATACCGAACAACTTATCAAGAACAGGCAAGTCATACATTATTATGTTATGTCCTATAAGTGTTTCAGCCTTTTGTAGTAGAGCAAGACCTTCAGATATACCCTTACACCCTCTGTCGTTATCAGTAAACACATGGGTCTTTTGAGAATCCAGATCATAAGCTACAATACACCAAAGCTTATCTACCTCTTCCATGAGGCCATTTGCCTCTAGATCAAAAATCAACCTCATATAACCCCCTACAAGTCTTCGTTTAATAAATCTTTATATCTAACCCTGAACATCATTCTTCTTTGGTAATCAGTCCTATTAGGAACATATCTATCAAATGCTGTGTGTATAGCGGATGATGGTACAAGATAGACATTTCCAGGTTGTTGTGGTGTGCATACCTTTTGCCAACCAATACCATAACCCCTCTTATGATGAACTTCTATAGCATCTTTAGGGTCTACAGTTTCATGGTAAAAAGTAGCCCCTTCCCATGATGGTTTCCAAAATGGGTTCATAACAACCACAATAGAGAAATAGCCTTCACATTCCTCTTCCGTATCAACACTAGCATCCCTATGCGGTCCTGCTGAGTGCCTCATCATCTTCTTAGTCTGCCTAGGTCTACCACCCTGTGGGTGTCTGAATTTAACCCCTCCTGTTTTACCTGTGCAGTATGCTGTCCATATAGATGGTGGGTCACCTCTCTCAGGCATAGTGCCAAAACCAGGTATGTCTGGGTCACCCCACTTAGGACTCCAATAAGGACGAGTACCACCCACTTCCTCACCGAAACCGTCTAAACAAAATGCATTGTTGAAGAATTTACTATTTATATAATCAAACAGATCCCACACTGGGGCTGCTCTTCTCTTAACACTTTTGTCATCCCAACCATAAGGCTGTCTCCAAACCCCAGAAACAGCAGGTAATCTTTTTATCTTCTCACTACCATACACCGTCCCATCAGAGTTTAAGACACATTGAAAGCCTGTCTCGTCTTGGTTGTACATACCGAACCACTCTTCATTATTCGGGTCATCTTGATCAAGTACTTGATCTGGGTTACCGCCCCAAGTAGATTTAGCACCAAAACCTGTTGCTCCTAACATCCAAGCATTAGATGTCACATAGTCATCACAAGCTCTAAGTATCTTATCTTTTGGATCTAAGTGATACGTCTTCACGTCTGGGATACTCATACTTCCTCCTATTCAAATTCACTAAGTACTTTGTACAACCTCCCTGTGGCACTGTCATACCTAGCCTTACCAGCAGGACCAATAGTTCCTGAGAATCTATTCTTAAGTACAGAAACCTTAACCTCTTGTCTCTTATCATCTGTATCAGCATGTTTGTTTCTAGAGAAGGCTATAGTCTGCATTGAGATCTGCTTAAGTGAACCAGATCCTTTTAAGTCATCTTCAGTAATCTCAGCACCTGCCTCAAATGATTTACCACCAGAAGGTGCCTTCCTCAAGTGAGATACAACACCAATCCATACATCATGCTTCTTACATAACTTAAGTAAGTCAGACATAACCTTATCCATAGCTTGGTTCTGATTACCATCAACCTCAGACACAGCCATAGTAATGTGATCTAAGTACAACCACTTACAACCTAAGGCCACCATGTATTCCATCTTAGTCATAAGTGAATCATCAGCTACAGACCCCTGGTGGTCTAATAGAGTTAATCTACCTAACCCCATTGTCTCTTCCCAAGCCTTCTTACCTTCCTCTCCCTTACGGTCAAAATCTGAATCAGGTAAATAGATAGGTTGGTTGATATGGACACCTACAACTCTATCCATTGTCTCTCTTATACTTTCCTCCAGAGATACAATACCCACCTTATCTTCAGTAGTCATTAGTAGGTGATAGATGTCTTCCTTAGAGAAAGTAGACTTACCTGCACCAGTACCTGCTGTAAAGATAGTCAACTCACCTGTACGTCTGCCATATGTCATAGCATTCACATTACCAAAACAATCAGGGTACGGTACTGAATCTTCTCTCCTATCCTTGACAAACTCATCATAAGTATCTTTGGAGTTGATAATACCTGCAGGGGAATACTGTTTAGCCTCCCATACAGCATTGCTTAACTCTTTATCTTTACCATCCATGAGATAGTCAGAGGCATCTTTACCGTGTTTACCAAGTTCAGCTATATAAGCTTTACCCGTCCTAATCATCTTAGCACAGTGATAGCTTGCCTCTCTTCCTTGTTCATCAGTATCAAACATAAGTACTACCTTCTCAAAGGTATTGATGAATTCAAGGTTGTGGGCGATTTGTTTCTTGGCACCACCTGTACCATTAATTAAACTGACTACGGGAAAGAACCTCTTGTACTTCTTATATAACACTGTCTGATAAGACATTGCATCAAGTACACCTTCCGTAATAACTAGTATGTTTTTAGAACTAGATACGTCAGACCCGATCAACTGCTGCTCATTACCTACGTCACCTATTCCTATAAACTTCTTGTTTTCTACATCCCTTCTTTGATAGCCTTCTATTTGGTTATTCTGGCCTAATACGGGGTAGTAGTGGTACCTGATGTTTCTATTATTATCGTACCCCACCTTAACACCATAAGCCTCTGATATGATCTTGGGTATCTTTCTTTCTTCAAAACCTCTTATCTCAAAATCATTCTTAATATCATTTACTGCTTCTACATCTTCAAAATCTGTTGTCACTTTGGGGGCCTCCCATTTATAGCTATCTTTGTATTCTTCTACTTTAGACTGTCTACATACAAAACAGAAAGAAGTAATCTTATCTCCGTTATCGTAATATGCTTTGCCATCAGATGAGTCACAACCGTCAAAATCACACGGTTGGTCTGACTTAACTAGTCTTCCCTTATCTTCATTCATATTTTCCTTCAGGCATAAAAAAAACCCCACACCTAAGTAAGATATGGGGTCTTTATTTATATTTTATCTGTACTTAGAACACATCAGCTTCAGTGACTTTTTCTGTAATCTCATTATGAGAAAACTCACTACCTGCTTCCTTCTCAAAACCGAATTCGTCTACACCGTCCGATCTGACATAAGGAACTAAACTAGTTACAACTACATTGGCAAGACTCATGGATTTACCTTTCTTTCCATTATATGACCAATCATATGTTGTATAAGAAACATGACCTTTAGAGCCATTACCAATACCAACACTACTTGTGTCTAATGGTTCCATCTTACCTGCTTCATTTAAAATGAATGATCCTGGTGGGATCAATTCCTTTCCTTCTCTTGATACTGCTAACTTATTGATATTAACTTTATACATACCAGTTTCGTCACCATTCTCATCCTCAACTTCTTTCAAGTTACGGATAAGTTTGTCCTTCTTCAAGGCCTTTGCTGTATCTTTATCTACATGTGCCGTCACAGTCCAAACCAATTTCTCAAATGATTCAGTTGGGTTGGCAGGATCTACCGAACACCAATGTAACTCTACATCTCTAAGTACTTTCTTTTCTTGTGCCATCTTTATTTCCTCACGATTATTATTATATTATTTTAAATACAGAAACAAACTAAAGCTGTTCACGTACTCCGTTTGTTTTCTGCAATGGTGAGCCAGCCCTATTTAACCCTGCTGTAACAGGCTTCTGGGATTTCCCACATTTCATCTTTCTTCTGACGTATATACAGAAGTCTTCCTACCTCAAGCATAGACTTTTCCCAAGTCTCACCATATTGGTTTCTATATTGGTCGGCTATATCAGCCCACCTATTAGTAGAAGGTTCAAGTAGTTTCTTAGTCTTGACCTTTCCTAATCCGTTAATTCCTGGTATGTTATCTACCCTGTCACCTAATATGAATTGATACTGCAGGTGATACTCGGCCTCTTTCTCATTGACCCAATCTAGACAGTCAGTCCTAAAGTCATAGTGCCAACCTGGTACCGTCCACAGGTCTTTATCAATAGTACATATACATGTATCCTCTGTTTGGTCTATACCCAATAGGTCATCAGCCTCTTCATTCTCACTTACCTTAGCCTCATACTTAGTTTTAAGGTACTTCCTAATGTCGTGGTATTGATCTGGTTTCTCACTTGATCTGGAACCCTTATAAGGTTGTAAATTAGCTATATCGTTTCTAAAGTTAGTATGACCTGAGATGTATAACTGATAAAGAGTACACTTAGCCCTCTTAGCAATCCAAGCGATCTTCTTATCCAAAGCCTCAAAGGTTTCCTCTAGTGGGTTACACCATTCCTTCTGTAGCTCTACATTGAAACCTTCAGCAGCTTGAGTGAATTGAGACATCTCTTTAATAAAACTATTACAGGCTGTCTTAGTACTCTCGGTAGTTAGTATGTCACCTTTGTCATTCTTTACTACCCATTCTTTATTATGTGCTGACCATCCTAATTGGTAAACCAACACATCACCATCAATTAATGCCTTCATTGAAACTCCTTTAATTTCTGTTTGTTTCCTGCAATGGTGAGCCAGCCTTAAAATTAATCTTGACATATTAGAAAGTGATGATATAATTTCCCACATCATTGATATGTTTTACAACCTAACGAGGGTTGGTTGTCAGCATCATGAATTGATTTGTCACTAGTAGAAAGTGGCAAGAGGGAGTAAATAGTCAACAACGAGAAGAGGCCTACCTTGAGGAACCACTAATATGCTATTTACTCTACTCCCCTTATTCAGTACACTATATTAGAAGACTCTTATATAGCTGGCTCACCTATAGAAGGAAACACTAATATAACTATAGGAAACTAAAAATGACAAAACTAATTGCAATCGCTACTTTAGTAGCATCTATGTCTGCATCAGCAGGATTCTTTGATAACTTCGGTGACGGCTCATACAAAGACAATGGATTCTTTGGATACAACCATAATGAAATGTGGGAGCCACGTTGGTATGTGAAAGAAGCTGATAACTTATTGAATGAATTTGATAATACTAATAATAAGCACGATCACAATTTCCCTGCCCACTACGAGCAAGGTAATCAGAAGTCTTATAAGTAATTAAGATTAACTGATGATGTAGTTAGCATGTAAGACTTCATCGTCAGTCACATCTCCATAGACAATATCAGAGTCATCGGATCCCAAATCTTCCAATATAGAAGACAAAGTACCTGACCCTATAGTGTCTATGAAGATCATCTTAAACTCGTCAAATAGGGTATCTACGTGACTCGCAGGGACACTGAACTGATCATGAATCATCATGAAATCAGTGACCCCAATGCGGCCCAACTTAGACAAGACCATAGCCATGAGAGAGGCATCAAGTGAATGAACAATATTAGCTGAGATGCCTGTCTTATGTCTTTTCTTTAGAATACCCTTATAGCCGAAGGCTACTGTTATCATCAATCTTCTATCACCAAACCTTACTCTTAACCTTTCAGTATGTATTTGGCCATAACCTTGAAATGCTGTAAAGTTAGTAGGTGTCTTCCAAGATAAGTACACATCTTTAGCATCCTTAACTGCGTCACATGCTGTCTTTTGAAACACTTTAAGTGTCCTAGCTTGTGGTGGGTAAGCTCCATCTTTACCATCAAGTGCTTTGAAGATACACCTAGACAAAGCCTT